GGTGCCAATATTGAACGTCTTACCACTGCTGGCGTTGGGCTTGCTGCTGAGTCTGGTGAGTTTCTGGAAATCGTTAAGAAGATGGTGTTCCAAGGTAAACCTTGGACTGACGACAATAGAGAGCATCTTATTATTGAGTTGGGTGACGTTATGTGGTATGTGGCACAAGCTTGTATGGCTCTGGACATATCTTTTGACGACGTTATCCGAGGTAACATTAAAAAGTTAGAGAAACGTTATCCAGGCGGTAGTTTTACCATAGGACACTCTGAGAATAGAAAAGCAGGAGACCGCTAATGCATCTTATATTACCAATCATTTGTATTGTTTTAATTACTCTCGTGATAGTATATTCTATCATTCAAAAATATAATCCTCATTGAACTATGCCTTTAAGTGAACAAGTAGAATCATCTCTTAGAGATGCACAAGAAGATTTACGTAACGCATTATCATTTGCAGCACGTACCGAGAAACCATACATATCAAAACACATTGCAGACATGTTATCTAATATTGATAACATTATAACCATTGCCCCTATATTGGAGAAGGTTGAAGATGGAATTACCGATTACTAAGGAAGAGTTTGATATTGTAGTTACTCAATTATGGAAGTCACGTGCCACTGAGAAAAGTGTTGGTGAATTATATCAGAAGTTGAGACTTGTTAAGGACGTTATGGATGAAAATCCTGATGGTCCTTACAAGAAGATCCTAAGAGAACAACATGGGATGGTGATATGAGCGATCCAAATAAACTTAAACCAGGCAGTTACATAGACACTCAAGGAATGGGTGGTCCTATGACTCCAGAAGACCTTGCTAAGTGGAAAGCAGAGGGTCATAAGCAGGTGCATAAACCTGCTATCGTTAAACCTCGTAGGTTATTTACTGAGACTTATGCTAAGGAGATGAAGATCCTTATCAATGAAGTATTGGATGAGCGTGAGTATAAGAAGAGATTGAAAGGACCATATGATATTCATGGTGAAGTAGATGAATTACCACCATCATATTTTGATACTGAACATTTCAAACATTATGTTGGTGAAGATGAACCACCTTACCGAGATTGGAGTCAAGAATAGTTGTCTAAATATACCTAACTTACTCCTGAAACTATGTCAGAAAACCTACTTAAAGAACTTAGAAAGAAACAAAATTTAGCAGAAGTAATGGGTAATAAGGCAGGTGCAAATATACTGGAAGAAGAGATAAAAAAAGTAATTCGTTCAATGTCAACCAAGGAATCTAAATAGTACGTGGAGACCTGCGTTCAACTATGGCTGTCAATAGTCCTGTTATAATAGACGGTAAAAATGAAGAAGCATTTCGTGCTGTATTAAATGCATTTGCTAAAGCAACTGATAGTGATATAGTTCCTATGTCTGCTCTTGAACTTGCAGATAAAGATTCTATAGAAACAGTTCAGATAGCAGCAAAGATACATGTTCCTAAAGCAAAAAGATTGCAGGTAAGAGATGATGCTGCAGGATATCTTAATTATTATATGCAACAAGATCCTGGTCTTGGGGTAGAAGTTATTACAGGTACTGCTAAAAAACCAGATAAAGAAAAATTAGATTTTGTTATAAGGCAGGAAGGAAAGAAGAAACAATTAATTAGAATTGAAATCAAACCAACTAATGTTGGAGGATCGGGTGGTGGTAGTGCTGCAACTACTATACAAGAAACTGCCTTAGCAACCTTTCTTGCTATGAGATATGATAAAGGTTCAGATTTGGAATGTCATCCAACTAATACAAAAAATTGTATTACTACAGCAGATTATAGGAAAGGATTAGCACAAGTAGATCATAATAATAAGGTTAAAGTTGAAGAGATAATGGCATTAGAATCTGATTGGATTCAGTCTTGTATAAAGGGTGCTAATAAGATTGCTAATACAATTAAAGGAAGTGGTTGGACATATGTTAGAGGTGATACTAGGATTGATGATGGTGCAATTAAAAAAGCATTTCTTAGAGTAAAGAAAAAGAAAGGATCAAAAGCACCAGTAAATGAAGACAAATGGAATCCTGCTGATATATGGATGGTGCAGGATGGAAAACAAAATGAAATTATAGAGCATTTAAACAAAGAAGGTACTATTGATTGTTTGAATAACTATATTTCTTTAGCATTTTCTGAGACAAAAAAGCCTAATAATTCTGGGAAAGATGTTTCACCCAGATCTCTTATTGGAATATCATTAAAGAAACTTGGACCTACTGTCCGATTGGATATAATGAATAAACCAAACGCAACACAGATGGATAAGGCACAGAAGGTAAGGTTTATTAAAAATAAAACAACAGCTCAATTAACTTCTTTCTCTGCTATGGATGTGTATCTTATGTACAGTCCATCAGCAACTACAAAGAAGGATAGTTTTCAGTGTAGAAACTTTGCAGGACAACATTCTGGTGATTGGAAGTTAGAATTAAAAGGTGAGTATGCAGCACAAGGTAAGATTCAAGGTCAGGTAATGAGAGATCTTATAAATGCTGCTGCAGATGCAAATGGTTTTGGTAGTAATGTACCAAATGAACCTGCATTTAATGATTGTAAACCAAATGCAGCTAAAGGAACAAAGACTAAAATTACAAATGAGATTTATAAATTGTTGAAAAAATATAGGGCAAAAGACTTTAGTATTAAGACAGCTGATGCAGAAGAAATGAAGAGAAAGATTGAAGGACAAGATGCATCTTGGAGGTACAGTAAATTATCAGGATTAAGATTGTTAGATTGGTTGTTTTCATTAACACAGACTAATGCAAATAGAGTTCTAAAGGAAATGTATTTGTATGCTTCTTCTCAGACTGAGAAGTCCTCTACTTACTACAAGTTACACTAGAGACACCCTATAAACTGTCCTATGGATGCGTATATGAACGGTGAATCCTGCTATAATACAGATATAGACAGGGATCTCATGCCAAACAAGCACTTAGAACATCCAGAAGATTCAATTCTCTTTGGTCGTCGTCATGCTTTACGTACGGTCAGAGATTTGATTAAGAGTAATAAACTTTCTGTTAAGTGGGACGGTGCTCCTGCTATAGTATTTGGTATAAATCCTTCTAATGGTCAGTTCTTTGTAGGTACTAAATCAGTATTCAATAAGAGAAGACCTAAGATAAATTATTCTCCTGAAGACATTGACAAAAACCATAAAGGTACTGTTGCTGATATCCTTAGGCTTTGTTTCCGCCATCTTCCTAGGTATCACCGTATTATCCAATGTGATTGGATTGGGGTTGGGGGAGGTAGCGTTTATCAGCCTAATACTATTGCCTATCATTTTCCTGATCCAGTTTATTCTAAGATTATAGTAGCACCTCACACAGAATATACAGAGTTAAGTCCTACTGCAGAAGCAAAGATTGGTGTGACTTTAAATTCTTCGGATGAATGTTACATGGTGGACACTAATAATGCTGAGGTTATACCACCTCTATCATGGAATAACTTATTAAGGATTCTTCCAACAGTTTTATTATCTAAGACACCAAAATCCCGCATTGAGATACAGAAACATATCAATTCTTTTATCAGACAAGGAGAAGTTCCGCATCCTCAGGAATTATACTCACTGTTAGATGCTAAATATAAGTACGAAGTTAATGTCCATACCTTTAAGGCATGGCATTTAATCTCACAATTGAAACATCGTCTACTCGATGCGATTGTTGTTAATGGGGATGTTGAATGTTACATCGATGGTGAACCCACCAATCATGAAGGGTTCGTGACCGTTTCTGAAAACCCATATAAGATCGTTGATCGACTGACCTTTAGTAAAGCAAACTTCAACTTAGATAAAAATTGGAAGCATGAAAAAGTTTAGCTCTTTCCTAAGCGAGGCACAGAAATCTTTTGCTGCACAAGAAGCTGAAAGATTACAGTTGACTCACGTAGGTTACGGTAAGTATGCCGATGTAAGAGGCAACGTAACTCATATGAGTAAGGCAGGTAAGTTAATTAAACTTGCCCAACAAGATCAGGGAGGAGGACAAAAACAAGGTGGACAAGAAGATGAGGGAGGTAGCCAGACTACGAGCGATCAAGGTGAGATATCTATTACTTTCGGAAGATTTAATCCACCTACTATTGGACATGAAGCTTTAATTAAAAAAGTATCAAAACAGGGTGGGGAATATAGGATATATCCAAGTAGATCAGAAGATGCCAAGAAGAATCCGTTAGAAGTTGGCACTAAGATCAAGTTTATGAAGCAAGCATATCCTGATCATGCTGATAAAATCATTAATAATGATGAGATGAGAACTATATTTGATGTACTTACCACTATACATGGTGAAGGGTATAGTCAAGTTAATATTGTGGTAGGTGGTGATAGAGTTAGTGAGTTTAATTCACTAGCTACCAAGTACAATGGTGATTTATATGATTTCAAGAAGATTAATGTAGTGTCTGCTGGTGATAGAGATCCTGATGCTGATGGTGTTGAAGGTATGTCAGCATCCAAGTTGCGTAAGGCAGCAGCACAAGATGACTATGAAACATTTAAGTCTGGTTGTCCTAAAAAATTAGATAAGAAAGGATGTCAAGATCTATTTAAGGCAGTACAATCTGCTATGAAGGTAGAAGTTAAAGAAGATTTTGCTGAAGCATCTTATCTTCTATATGAGATTGCACCTAAGTTAGATCCTCAAGGTTTGCGTGAAGCATATTTTGATAAGGATCTATTTGCTGTAGGAACTTATGTAGAGAACGTTAATACAGGTGTTGTTGGTAAAGTTGTTAATCGTGGTAGTAATTATTTGATATATGTTGATGAAGAAGATAATATATTCCGTTCTTGGTTGAAGGATTTGGTGGAGACTGACTATAGTAAACCATCTAATCGTGAGTTTGGTACGGATAGTCTTGCTAATTATGTACGACAAATGACACCAGGCGAATTCCTAAAGAAGATAAATAAAAAAGAGAAAGTAACAGTTGCTGCAAAATGAATTCCTTTACACCTAATGAACTTCCTGATATGACCGATGCACTTAATAAAGTGTATGAAGG